TAACTCAGGTTCGCCAAATCCGCAGTCCTTTCACCCCATCTACAATCACAACTTTTGTAACAATAGATATTTTTAACCTTTTTGTTATAGCGGCCAGTGTTCTCCGCGCCGCAACATGGTCAATACAGGGTACAAAAACAGATTGGCCGACTCGAAATTTGCTCCAATCAAGCTGATACGAGACTGTCTCGATTTTCATCAATACCCAATATCACGTCGATGCGTAGGAACTCAGACTTCGATGCGTCGAACTTCAGGGTACGTATCGGCGGAGACACGATCTTCATGCCCTTGGACATGCGCTTGTTACAAGGCTCCGTATATACCTCAAGGTCGCCCAACTGTTTGAGCAGACTTTTGTAATTGACCTGCTGCTTGACGCAAAACTCTTTGAACTGTTTGGCTGCAACGTAAACGTGTTGTGTATCTGGTTCGTAGCGTACCAGCAACTCAAACTTCGGTTCCTGAATTGGTAATGCCGACAAGGTACTTCGAGCATCCACCTCCCCATTGACCACCAAAGTGTGGTTTGCATGGCTGGTCAGGAACTCACCAAGTGTAAGAATTGGAGTTGACTGCGGGGGCTTCACATCGTGGCGCATCTCACCCAGCATTGCTTTGAGCCAATCGTAGACTGCTGGCATATCAAAGTCGTGCAGACCAAGGTGACGGGCAATCAAACCACCGGCAATGTTACAAGCGGCTGTGGCCGACCAAAAGCGTTCCCGTGCGGTGAACTGGACTTCCCTATCCAGTCGGGCCTGAACCTTCTTGACCAAATCAACGGCTTCTTCTAGGTTGTTCACCAGCCACGTAATGTAGATTTCCCCAGCATGGCCGTAGTTGTTGTTCAGTTGGTGGTCAAACATCTCCTTGCCCTTGGCCACGCCAATCAAGTCGTTCGGCTCTATCTTGTACTCAAGTAACCGCACTGATTCACCGTCCGGGCTGTTCTTCAATGCAGTCAATTTCTCGTAAAAGCTGGCGTTGGCCGAGCACAAAGTCATGTTCTGCCATGATGTGTTGTTGACCCGCAGGGCGTTGACCTGTGACATTGACCTGTTCTTGCCTCGGCCATGACTGATGCCGTACGCCAAGTCTGAGAAGTCCTTGGGTAGCATGTTGGTGATCTCATCGATTGTGTTGGGCAGGTTGTTCATCACACCCAGTTGTTGCATCTTGGCGTTGAGCGTGTCCTTCTCAATCGACATGAGTTCGTACGGCATTCCGTACACGCTGTTGCACATGCGTAGGATGGTTGATTTTCCTGATCCGGCAAATTCGTAGATCACGTTGATGATTGCGCCCTTGAGTCCGGTGAACTTCATCAGTGGCGAACCAAACGCTGTCAGTGCCCCAAACGCATGTGGCTCCATGCCCTTCATCGCGTACAGGTTGAACACCTCTTTCCATTTCTCCATGTCGCCTTTGGTGTGAACCTTCTCGGCAAAAAATTCAGTTGTTGATGACGGTGGGCTGTAGAACGTACCGTCCTTGGTAATCTCTTTGTCGCCCATGATGAACTTGCTGTCGTTCTCGACCCATCCAAATTGTGTTCTCATTGTTTCTGCCTTCTTTGTGTACTGCAAATTTTTTACTGATGTAACGACATACGTTGCAAGGTTGTCGTACTGCTTGTGGTGTGCCATCACACCCTGTTGCGCAAGTTGCTTGCGTAGCTCGTCCTTCGATGAGATCGCCGCAGTTGTGATTGAAAACTCCTTCACACCGTCATGCGGCAGGTGATGCCTGAACAAAGCTATCTCCCCAAGCTCCTTGTCCTTCATCCGCTTGACCACGTACAGGTCATGTTCGTAGATCAGCTTTGGTTCAGATTCCTCGTCCTCGGCGGGGCGCACATACACACCGCCCTTCTTACCCCTGAAAAACGGAAACGGATATTCAGGTATTTGGTATTTGGTCTCTCCTTTGTCGGTTTCAACCACGACTTCGTTGTCGGCTTCTTCCGCCGCTTCTATTTCTATTCCTAACACGATAGGTGAAGTGATCTTGCCTTTGTGTACACACCCATCGCACCCACCGGGGTTGCGCTCTTCAAATGTTGTGCAGTGGTGTGGGCCACCGCGCTTGCGTATGTTCCTGAGTTTGTTGTCCACCTCGGCGGGGTCATACTCGGGGTGTTGGTCGGACATCTTGTGTGCCGCTTTGTCCCCGTCTACGCAAAAAGCTGGAATCGACAGCGCTGACATCCACAGTGGCTCGTCAATCTCGGCTTGGTTTGTGAAGCAGTAGTTGAGTTGCGCACAGCCGTTCTCGGCCTTGAGCATGATGTTCTTGAACTTCTTGACCTTGTTGGCCATCAGTGCTTCCATCATCGGACTCATCGACGAAGGCACGAAGTCGGGCTTTTCTTCTTCCGGTTTAGGCTCAGGTGCGCCCAACAACTTGCGCATCTCCTCGGCAGGTATCCTTGCTGAGTTCTCGTTCCAAATCTCCACAGGCTTTGGATTACTGGGGTCTTTGAAATTGAACGAGTTCATCGGGCGCAGGACACGCGACGCTTCAAACACTCTCTCATCAACAATCAGGCCGTGCTCTTTGCACAGTTGTTTAAGCCGCTTGGCCAACGGTTCCCATTCTTTGCGGGATAGCGTTTCTTCAAGTAGCCAGTAGGCATGAATGCCGTTACCGGAATTCACCAAGATTGGTTGGGGTAAGCCGACTGCTTTGCAAAACTTTTTGAACTCGGCCAGTCCTATGTACTGGTCAAGGTAGCCTTCAATAATCCCTTTAGCGTTTGGTACGCCCTTGGTCGGGCCGCAATCAATGTCTATCCACACTGAGCGGAAGTACTTGGCGTTGTCGTGTGTGCGGTCGTCTGCCTCACCAAACTTAGCGCAACCAAAATAGGCATCGACCTTGTCACGAACAAACTCTTGGATTATTTCTTCAGCTTCTTCTCTGGTATCTGCAAATCTCTGATCGGGAAACCGCCCTATACCAATCACGCAGTACCGTCCCTCCGTTGGGAGTACGGTGTCAAGCAGATCAAATGTGGACATCGTTATTTGCGCTTTTTGTGCCGTGCCATGAAACGCTCTATCTGTTCAGAGTAGGCGGGAGACGGGGCGAACTCACCCCAGAACCAGTTGTAAACCGTCATGCGGCTCACACCAAGTTCTTTCGCTACTGATGTAGCTGTAATCTCCCTGTCTATACAGAAGCGGCCCAAGGCTACGCCCAAAGATTCAGCGTCGGCCTTTGCGTTGGCGTCAACTAACTTTTGGCTGTAACCATAGGACATGCGTCATTCCTCGTCTGTTGACCAAGCCGCCGCGACAGAGGCGAGGCTCTTCTTGGCAGTCGGTGTAACTTCAGCGGCTTTCTTGGACTCACGCTTCTTTGGCGCTTCTTCGGCTTCCTCAGCTTCCTCAGCTTCAGGGGCTGACGCCGCAGGTTTAGGTGCTTCCAACTTGGGCGCACGGCCTGACGCATCGGCTTGGTACGGTGTCATGGTGACCATCTTCTGTGTCTCAGGCAATGCGGCAACCTTGCTTGTAACTGCGTACTGCTCTTTGTTGATGAAGCGCACAGGTGTGAACAAGATGGACTGGTTGTCGTTGTCTTCGTTGAAGCTCAACTGTGTAACGACGTAGTCCAAGCTCTTGCCGTTGTTGGCCAAGTACTTGGTGTAGCTCTCAAACGGATGAGTGTTGTCACCGACACTGTCGCCAAACAAAGACTTGGATGCCAAGTTCATTTGATACACAGAACCTTCAAGCGAAGTACCAAAGTCCTCTACCAAAGTCACAGCGATGCGACGTGAGTAGCGGCAAGCCTTGGAGTTACCCATGCCTGAACCTTTAATGTTTTGCTCACATGAATCACAACGATCAGACTGTTTGTTAGTTGAACCAACATCAGGCACATTGCCATCATTAGAGAAACAATCGGGCGCACTTGGCTCAGCTTCAGGAGTCCACTGCTTAGCGTAAAAGATACGGCCAACTTTGGGAGAAGCGTTGACAACAACAACTTCCAAGTCACCCTTGACTTTACCCATCTCTTCACCGCCAACCACTTTACGGAAGATTCCGTTCTTTGGGACGATACGTTTAACGCCAGTGCGACCAGCAAGGTTTTTTGTAAGCTCACTGACACCAGCGGTTTGCAGGAAGTCGGGGAGGTCTTGGTTTAACAAAGTAATGTTGCTCATTTTTCAGTTTTCCTTAGAACGTCTAACAACCACGGTGTATTCGCTTTCTACGTTCAAGCCCATAGGAAGCAGGTCGGGATTCTCGGAAAGAAACTCTTTCATGTGTGTCTGATGAAGTCTCTTTTCCAGCAGGCCATACGCATCGTTGTCTTTGATGAAACGATACATAGAATCCCAATCGTTCGTCCAATACCGTGACTTTATTGAACG